TTTGTTCCTGCTACGAAATATGATCCTGATGTTACTGTTCCGGCAAATGTTCCATTTCCTGAACCATCTAGAGTGAAATGCTTTTGCCCTCCTCTAGCGCCAATAATAAATTTTCTAACCTCAGCATTACTGCTATCAGTTATTCTACCACGTTCAATGAAGATACCATTAAGGTCATCAGCGGAATTGTTATTGTAGTGTGTATAGAATACTGTTTTGTTGTAAGTGCCTGTACTCGAATTCGATTGTATATCAATACCTGATGTGGATCTTATACTTAATGTGGGAGTAACTACCAAAGCGGAACTTGACAATGACATGTTTACAGTATTCGAAACATACCACTGATGAGTTTGAACACCCATGAAGTATGAACGATAATTGCCTGTACCAATAGCCGAACTTGCACCAGCAGTTGAACCTGTATTCAAATACCAGAATAATGCATTACCATCATCGGCTGAGGTTGAATTATGTCTTGATGCTAATAGATGTGAATATCCACCATTTTTAAATTGGAACGATTGTTGTACTCTTAAATCTGTGCCAGCATCAACATCGCCATTACCTAATTGCAATATAGCATTCGTATAAGTTGTTGCAACGTTGGCAGTTACAATTGATGTGAATGCCGGATTGCTTGATGCTGACGCACCTTGGGTACCAGTAGCACCTTGCGGTCCTGTTGGTCCTTGTGCGCCTTGGGCACCTTGCGGTCCCGTTGGTCCTGTTACTGAGTTACCTTGTGCGCCCTGTGGACCAGTAGCACCTTGTGGTCCCGTTGGACCTGTGGGACCTGTGGGACCCGTTGGTCCTAATCCGCCTTGTGCGCCTTGAGGTCCTGTTGGTCCTGTCGAGCCTTGTACGCCAGTAGGACCTTGTGCGCCTTGAGGTCCTATAGTTCCTTGTGCCCCTTGTGTTCCTTGTGCGCCTTGCGGCCCAGCAGAGCCTTGTGGTCCTGTTGAACCTTGTGCGCCCTGTGGTCCTTGTGGTCCAGAAAGACCTGTCGGTGATCCAATCCACACACCAGATGAATTGATGACAGCCGTACTTCCTACGGTCAGTCCATTTTTAACGACAAAATTCGAATTAGTAGCCAAGGTTCATTTTCCCCGTGGTTGTGTTTATGTTTTATTTAGTGTTATAAAGTTATGCTACTAATACCAGGCATGCTCGGTGTTCCTGGTGGTGGACTGCTAACATATATTGCCACATAACTGTTATTATTGTATGGCAATCCACTAAGACTGTCCACTGTTACCGTTACATTATTGATGCCGTCAGATAATGAAATGGTCGATCCCATAGTCAAGGCATTCAATGCTGAAACCAAACCAGCGTTCGCATTACTCAAGTACAAATTAACTTGCCAACTTGGACCCGACAAGTAAAAGTTACTAGACATCCAGTTACCACTTGATGTGTACGTTGTGCTACCGCCGCCAGCACCGCCACCGTCTAGTGTGATTGTTTGTGGTGTGACACCATATGATTGTAGTGCAACTGATGCCGTTGCCGTTGCTTGATAGTAAGGACCTTGGTCAGTGAACGAACTTGTTAGTGTGATTAATGAATTGCCTGAATCAGGACCAGGGTCGAGATAACTATAAACCTGGAACTGGTCTCCTGTAGTCAACGCAACTAATGCATCATACCCAGCACTTTGATACCAAGCGAAAGATGCAATTCTAATTTGATATTCACTCGTAGTTCCATTAATTGACATGCCTCCATAACTGTAATCAGTGCCATACATATATGTAGTTCCAGGAACAAATTCTGCTGGTGGCACGCCAGGAGTTACTGAAACATTTAATGTTTGTCCAAATTTACTCTGTAAGCTGAAAACATCACCTGCAATACGTGCAACGCCGTATCCGTTCGGGTCCATTTCAAGTGTTTCTGTTATTCCGTCGATTACAACAGTAACAGAAGTTTCATCATCGACTGTGGTGTTAGTAATAACTACACTACCATAAGTGCCTGTTAAGAAGAAAATTTCTGTTCTTTGGAAACTAGCATCATACTTAATTCCTATCACCGGACCCATCATTGATAAGGTTGAGTCGCCGAACTGGCCTGACTGCCATCCGTAATATACACCGTATTGATTACCTACAGTAATAGTACCTGAAACTAATTCACTGGCTCCACCACCACCCTGCGCGGCAGGATCATACTCAATAGTGATCGTTTGTCCAACACTTGATTGTAGATTGAATGGATTGCCATATGCAGTATAATTAAGATTACTGCCACCGCCGCTGGCAGTAAGTGTTGCATCAACACCTCCGATTGTAAAAATTCTAGTTGACCCCGAAACGTCACTATCAATGCAGCCGCCAGTTACACTAAATCCAGTATAAGTTCCGTTTGCAAGATAGATCATAGTGCTTGATCCATCATATTCAACAGATTGAAAGTAGTCACTGACGATTGTTCCATATATTGGATTACTTATTTTACTTGCGCCGTAGTAGGTAGTTGAGCTTTGTACGTATGAGTCAACAATCATTGTGTTTGGTGTTAATGATATTTGAATAGCTGGATCATAAACAAGTGTTACGGTGTCTCCAATTTTAGTTGCTAATGATATAGGATCATCGGGTAATGAGTACACGCCGTCACCATTATACTTAAATGTATAGTTTGTTCCGTCTATTGTAAAAATTTTCGGATATGATGCTTGGTCACTGTCAATGCGGCCGTTAAGAACGCTGAATCCAGTATAATTTCCACCCCTCATCAAGATATTAGTTCGATTAGTGTAGTAGGGGCCGGTGCCATTTGTCTCATAATAAAGCGCATAAATGGGTTCGCTTGTTATCGTGCCAAAATCACCTATTGGCACCTGATAATATGCGCCAGTAAGACTTATTGCACCATAATAAGTATATGATCCCTCGGTAGTTAATGTAGCAACTACAATAGAGTTTGGTGTGGGGCTTGAACCACCGCCCCCACCCGAGTCCGTGGCTGGCAATGTAAGTCCGCCACGGATAGTTATTCCAGAATAAAAAGTGACGCTTCCCATAATTATACCACAATGGATGTTCGCATCAATTTTACAGTCGTAGTAGAGTTTGTTGCAGTAAACAACAAATTCAAAACACCTGATGTGATAGATGCATTAAATGTTCCTAATGATGAACCTGTAAATATTTCGCCGTATTGTGCTAAGTAAACTGTTGTGCCGTCATGTACAACATTCAACTCAATAATGTGATAACTTGAACCAGAGGTCATTTGTGCAAAATATTTTGCACCTCTATATGTAGATGTACTAAAAGAATCTACCGAGACTTGTGATGTTGAACTTGTGGTGAATGTATTTGATGATAGTGCGGCATAATTTGTTCCGCCAACAGAGATACTTGTGTTGGAAATAAATGCTTCTGCTTGCAATGTGCCAGACATTACATCACCAGATTTATTAACCTTTGCAATATTTACTGCACCAACGTTTGCTTGATAAGCGTTTGTTACAGCAATATCTCCAGCACCAGCGTTCGCTTGTGAAGTTGATTGATATGTAATTAATCCAGCACCTACGTTTGCTTGATATGCACTTGTGATAGTAATTAATCCAGCACCAACGTTTGCCTGTCTGTTAGTGATTTCGCTGTTCAACGCAATATTTACTGCGCCAACGTTTGCTTGATAAGCATTGGTAACAGCAATTCTGGCTGCACCAACGTTTGCTTCGGATGTAGATTTAGCGGCGATTAATCCTGCGCCTACGTTTGCTTGATATGCGCTTGTGGTAGTAATTAATCCAGCACCAACGTTTGCCTGTCTGTTAGTGATTTCACTATTCAGTCCAATATTTACTGCACCTACGTTTGCTTGATAACCAAGTGTTGTAGTAATTAGTCCAGCACCAACGTTTGCTTGGCGTGCGGCAACTTCTGTAATTAATCCTGCACCTACGTTGGCTTGATAAGCACTTGTTGTAGTAATTAATCCTGCACCTACGTTAGCTTCACGTGCGGCAACTTCAACGCCAACATTGGCTTCCCATGTAGACTTAGCTGTGATTAATCCTGCACCAACGTTTGCTTGATAAGCACTTGTGGTAGTGATTAATCCTGCGCCAACGTTTGCTTCCGATGTAGATTTAGATGTGATTAATCCAGCACCTACGTTGGCTTGATAAGCATTTGTGGTAGCAATCAGTCCAGCACCTACGTTGGCTTGACCTGTTGTTACTGCTGTATTAGCGGCATCATATGCCAAGTTCGCTTGTCCAAAACCAGCAACTGCGATTCCTAATCCTGTGTTAGCCTGATTAAATGCAGTCTTAGCGATTTCATTAATGGAATTCGCCAAGTCAGCACCAATAGGGTGTGTCAACTTTTCATAAGTTGGCATGGCAGTATACTCTGCCCATGTGTGTGCCGTTTTCTCTGAATGTAGAATGTGACCAGAGTTATATGTACCTTCGTACATAATCCACTCTTCTTGTGTCTCGTCCCATTTAATATAAACGTTTGCTGAACTTCCACGGTTAACACGAATCTCTGCATTGGATACAGGAGTTCCTACAGTGGTATCATTCATTACAATTAAATTACCACCAACGGCTAGTGTTGTTGTGGAAATTGATTGTGCGTTACTGATAATTAGATTACCTTGAATCTGTACGTTACCAGTAAATAGTGCATCACCAGCAACGTGTAAGTTTGCTGTTGGTAGATTTGTACCAATACCCAATCTATGATTTGTGTGGTCATAGTAAAGGTTTGATGGGTCTTCATGAATAGTATCATCGAATGCAAATAGAATGGCACCAGTTGTTTTATTTACACCTTCGCGGAATGTAATGTCAACTAAAACTGATCCATCATTCAAATCAGAATTTGCAACAATACCCAAGCGAACTGGTGCGGCAGGTGAGGCAGCAGGAGTTGTTGTCCAACCACCTGGGTCAGTAGCAGACAAGTAGATTTCTTCACCTTCTGTGATTAGGTGTGTATCTAGTCCATTAACTTTACCTGATGATGTTACATATCCATAACCTGTGTGAGGAATAACAGTAGTTGTTAGACCAATAACTTCTGAAGATTCATATATCGCAGAGTTTGCCAATGCAATACTAGGGAAGCCATTAGATGATGATGATCCATTAATGTAAACTGCTTTACCATCAGATATGGTAGAACCTGTGTTGTTCCAAACACGAACAACAGATTCTTGACCAATCTGTAAAGTCATGTTGGATTCGTTATAATAACTTAATGCTTTTTGGTCATTATCATAGAATAGTCTACCCTCAACATTCGTAGGTTTACTTGGAGCAGTATTTAAATCAATGTATGAACCAACTCTAACGTTTGAAGCAACGTTAACAAAACCTGAGAAATCACCGCCAACGTTTGCTTTGTTGTATGCATTATCGGCATGATTGAACGTTGCAATTCTGGTTGCACCTACGTTCGCTTGATACGCAAGTGTTGTTGCAATAAACGATGAGCCAACGTTTGCTTGACCTGTTGCAACACCTACATCAACATAGTTCTTTAAATTGGTGTTAGCAGTGGATACAAGAACATCTGTATAATTTTTCAGATTTGTGTTAGCGGTCGATACTGTAACATCTGTGTAATTTTTCAGATTAGTGTTAGCAGTGGATACAAGAACATCTGTATAATTCTTGAGATTTGTATTAGCAGTTGATACCGTAACGTCAGCGTAATTCTTTAAATCTGTATTGGCAGTGTCAACATAATTCTTCAGATTTGTGTTAGCAGTTGATATCGTAACGTCAGCATAATTCTTCAGATTTGTGTTAGCAGTGGATACTGTAACATCTGTGTAATTTTTTAGATTTGTATTAGCTGTCGATACCGTAACGTCAGCGTAATTCTTTAAATCTGTATTGGCAGTATCTGTGTATGACTTGGCACTAATTAATGCCGCCCCCGTGTTTGCTTGTGCGGCAGCACTATCTGCTATTCTGGCAGAGCCAACGTTTGCTTGATATGCATTTGTTACAACAATATCTCCAGCGCCAACGTTTGCTTGGTACGCTAGTGTATCTGCAATACGTCCAGCACCAACGTTTGCTTGATAAGCAAGTGTTGTTTGGATAATGCTGGCGCCAGTGTTTGCTCTATTGAAACTATTTGCTGTGTTGGCGGCATCAAAAGCACTATTTGCTTGATTGTATGCTTTTTGTGCTGTTGCAACATCAATCTGGACATTTGATGCGGAGATAATTCTACCGTCAGTCCCAACATTGAAAGTTGCAATCTTATCAGCGGCACCATAATAACCAGCGCTTACTCCAGTTACAAGAAGACCAATATCAAAACTATCTGTTGCGGAGTTGGCATTAATGAAAATACCATTTGACGTTGCTGCCGTAATTGTGAGTGTATCGCCACCACCATCTGCTGCCAACGTTGTGCCGTTAGCTGAGATGTTTGAGAAAATTAGTTTAGCGTTTGCCGCATCAAAGGCGGCATTCGCATGTGCATAAGCAATATTTGCTTGGTAGAATCCAGAGTTCGCACTATCATAAGCAATATTTGCTTGATAGAATCCGGAGTTCGCACGATTATATGAATTGTTGGCATGACCGAACGCATTGTTTGCTTGAGCGAAACCTGAATTGGCAACTCCAAAAGAATTGTTTGCTTGGCCAAATGCGGCGTTTGCTTGGCCAAATGCGGCGTTTGCTACGTTGAAAATGCGAGTTGTTGTTGCGCTTGTCAATTCACCACGAACAATATCTAAACCAGATTCATCTAAATTTAGAATGACGTTTGCATTCTCAAAACCACCAACCAAGAATCTAATGTTTGTACTTGGTGTTGTGGTACCAATAATCATGTTACCACCAACTTGTCCGGTATTACCCTGAACAAGGAAGTAACCAGTTAATGGCTCAAATGGTGTTTCGTAACCTTCATAGAAGTTATATTGACTGCCAGCCATACCAAGATCGGTATAGAATTTTTCATCGTCACCTACGTCTGCTGTGATAACAAAATCTGCTGAACCGTTAGGAGAAATGTTTTGTTGGTTAACTTGAGTGTATGTTGATGAGTTACTTGTAAACTGTGCAATTAAGTTCGGAAGCGGTGTAGCAGATTGTGTTGCAATACCAGCATACAGTTTATCGTGAACGATAATATGTTCCGCTTCAGCATTGTTGGACACATTTAAATTCAGTATATTTAATGTATCTGTCGCTTTTGTATACGTGAAGTTTGCTGATCCATCAAAGTCTGAATTTGTATTGAACTGTACTTCAGTTGTATTGCCACCAGGATCAGCCTCAGTCTTAACCATCTTGACTGTAGTGCCATCAGCATTCTTATAGTACAACTTACCGTCATTGTAGTTCAACGCCAATTCGCCGTAAGACAAATTAGCCGCCGCTGGAATTACACCATAATCAGGATATCGTTTTAGTTGAATGATGGTTGTATTACCATTCAAGTGTCCATAAGATGCTTGTCCAGAACCATTAACTTGAAGGATGTGTCCTTGTGTTGATGATACCAACGTACTCAATGCACTTGTGCCATTACCAATCACAACTTGATTAGAAGTGAATGTTGTATTACCTGTACCACCTTCAGCAACAGATAGTGTATCTACCCAAGTTGGAACACCAGATGAGTCCATAGAAAGAATGGACGGTACTGATGGCTTAGTTAATTTGCTTAATGTGTCTGTGCCACTGGCGTAAATAAAATCACCAGTTGCATATGTTCTAATTCCTGTACCACCATCTGTCGTCAAAACCGCAGAGTATAAGGTATGTACATTACCACCAGTAATGTTAGTTTCTAATGTTGCACGATTCTCTGCGCCATATGATACAACGTTTGATGTTGGATCAGTAGTTTCGCCAACAAATAATTTGAAATTGCCATCGGATGCATCACGGATCAAACCAGCATACTTTGTACCGCTGTTTGTATATTGACCATAGAAACCAATGTCAAGTGCATCGCCAAGATTATTATTGGCTAACTGAATCAACGAATCTTCGGTGCGAATTGTTTCAACGTCTTGTGTGATTGTATTACCTGAAACAATCAAGTTACCCGTAATAGCAATATCACCATTGATAGTCTGTGAAGAACGGTCTGTCTTAACTACAGTACTATCAACATCAAGGATGACTGTGTTGTTGGCATCAACGCCAACAGAAGAAATGCCGTCACCACCTTTAATGATGAACGAATCTGTAAGAAGACTTAAACTTCCTGTGCCGTTGTCGGCGGCATAACTGAATGTTGTAGCAACATCAACGTTGGCTGCATATGTCAAACGACCATCAACATCAACGGAGAATGTTGGAATTTTTGTGGTTGAACCATAACTGCCAGGAGTAACTGCTGTGTCTAACAGTTCTGTGGTAATTGTTATGTTTTGTGAACCGTCAAAATCTGCATTACCTGTAACTTTGCCAGATAGTGCAATATTTCTTGCATTAGTAAATCGACCAGTTAAATTTGCAGTAATGACATTCGCGGCAAAATTTCCTGATGTATTGCGTAACACTAATGTGTTTGATGTATTATTTGCAGTTCTAGCATCAACAATTTGTGTGTATGCTTTACCACCAATAGCAACAACTCCAGTATTGTCTCCAATCCATAGGACATCCGTTACATCAGAATATGCTGGTTCAGCAGTATTAAGTGATGTTGGTTTTTCTGTTACACCAGAATATTTTAATAGAATTACTGTATTTGCCACTTTTATTCTCTTTGTTAGAATTTACCGCCATCAACACGACTAATGGATAGTCCTGCGCCATCAATTGGACCAGCGACAAAGTTTCCAGTGTCCGCATCATAAAGCAAAACATCCCTGTCTGCCCGAACGGCAACATCGAAACCTGTGATTTCCGTAATCGCTACGTTAGGTTTTGGTTTATACTTTGGATCCGCAACCATTGTACGGTTGGTTGAACGAACTACTACTTTTCCAATTGACATATGTTACCTCGTCACAGATGGTAATACAGTAACAATGCCTTCAACGACCCTTGATACTTCTTGGTTAGGTGATGTAATTTTCACATCAAACACATATCTGCCGGCACTGATACTGGCTGTGTTTGCTGCCGTAATCGACAGTGTGATTTCTCCATTAGCGATTCCAGTTACGGCAGTTCTAATCGTTGTCGCTGAAGAAGAGTAATATGATTTACGCATCTGTGAGTTGGCAGTATAAGCGTAGAGATTTATTGCATCTCCATTGGTGTCAGACACATTCAATGTTGTATTGAATGTTGCGCCCTGCTCAATTACTAATTCTGTGAATGCTGCCATTTGTTATTTATTCTTCTCTAATTGATCCACTTTAGCATCCAACTCTTTAATTGCTTGAATCAAGATGGAAATCATTTTCTCATAGTGAACTGCCAAATAGCCATCACTTCTTTCAGTAACAACTTCAGGAAGAATTTTTTGTACTTGTTGAGCCAATACACCAGCTTCACGAACATTCATATCTTTCTCGGGAACAAGTTCGTTCCAACCGAAAGTGACTCCATCAATTTGACGAATTTTAGCCAAAGCGTCTTGAATCACTTCAATTTTACTCTTCAATCTTTCATCGGATGTGTAGAATGCCGTGATATCACCGGTCACAGTTAATGAACCTGAGATTGCACCACTTGTGTCATTTCGAATGAACATTGCCCAGTTGGCGTCTAATTCGGCGGTTGATAATGGTGAGCCTTTGCCAGCTCTAGTTGTTAGTGCCATTTATTTTTTACTCCAGATATACTTATCTTTATATGAATTTCTTACAGTATTTATATATTCCAAATATGAATCTACCTTGTTTTTCCAATCAGAATCAACTTCTGGGTTGATAATTCCGCATTTTGGACTATTAAATGTACGATTGATCCACTCTTTAGGATTTTGTTCTTCAAATAAGAACTTGTTGATATGATAGAATGATCCTTGTTCGGCTTTATTGTATACATCCACAGGATCAACTTCTTTGTCCAGACAAACTGCATATACCAAAGATTCGGTCATTGTGGTTGTATGGATTGTTTTTGCTTCTAGCAGAAATTCATACATGTCAGCATCTCGGTGTAGGACTTTATCTTCACCAAGGATATCTTTTAATTCACCAATCAATGCGTGTGTTGTCATAGGATGTGGTTTAAAGTAAACATCATCTTCATATTTTTTGGAAATCCACATCAACTTGTTTAGACACACACGTTCTTTTAATTTATTGGAACCAACAAGAACCACCAAATGTTCCCTTGGAGCATTCGTTTCGTCTTTCACCAAATGGGTATACTTGTTGGATTGTTTATTTGTAATCTTGTCTGAAAAATATTGTACATAATCGACTTTGACCTCAGCATTGTCGTTGTATGCATCACGCATCTGTTGCATTCTCAAATCTTGTTGGAGAGGATGAATAATGAAACTATGTGCCCACTCCGTATAATTGAATGTCTTAAAATATGGGAGTTCGTTTGCAATTACATCGTATGATGCTTCGATTTTATATTTCTTCACTACATTCAAGAAATACTTTTCAACTTCTTTAAGGTGATAGAGTGTCGAACTCTTCTCAATCTTATCACCAATTCTCTCATTCATTGCCGCTTTGTTAAACATTTCCATGATAATACTCCTGTTGATTCACGTTCATTTATTTATAGTCTTTCCATAATACTCTCGGAGAAGTATTTTTGCCACAGCAACATCAATATTTAATCTATCATGATTATTTTTAATCCTGAAATTGTCATGATTCATTTTTCTGGCAATTTCTATTTCCGATAGTATTGGCTGTTCATCAACACTTTTGAATTGTTCCATAAAGTGTATAGCACCAGGAAGACTTGCTCTAGGTTTTAAACCAGAATCTATAAACAATTTACTCATTGCCCAATCTTCAGGTAAATCCCAACTTAACAATTCATCTTTATGGGAAATCATTTTTACAACCAAGTCCCTACTGAGGACTAAATTTGTACCAGAGATATACTGTGGTGATGCCTCACCCTTATGCTTGCAGCCTCTGATTGTGCCAGTAAAACAATTTTCTAAGGGTTGTATATCAAGTCTCTTTAGCAGTCTATCAAAATCCCAGAATGTACTAATATTGGTTCGAATCAAAAAATCATAATCATAATTTTCATCAATATGCTGTATGGCTTTGATTGTTTTCGTAATCATTCCAGGATAATAGTTCTCTGCAACATCAGGATAAATCAGGTCATCCTGAGTTGCATCAAACTCTGTACCATCACCATAAACCATAAAAACTTTTATATTTGCATTTTCATGCAAATATGCTTGATAGACTTTTCTTAGTTCTTTATAAATTGGTGCATTGTCTGACGCCAACACCAACATTATCGCTTTATAAAAAGGCTTTTTCATAGTCACATAACATAATTAATAACCTTGATAGAAGTTCGTTAGTCTTATAGTGATCCAAGAAGTTGTGGTACTTTGGCTAGTCGTCCATGTCGTAGTGGTACTTTGGCTAGTCGTCCATGTCGTTGTGGTACTTTGGCTAGTTGTCCAATAAGTTGTCCATGTCGATGATGTGATTTGGCTTGTTGACCAAGTCGTAGTTGTACTTTGGCTAGTCGTCCATGTCGTTGTGGTACTCTGACTTGTTGACCAAGAAGTTGTGGTACTCTGACTTGTTGTCCAAGAAGTTGTCCAGGAAGTTGTTGTATTCTGGCTAGTTGTCCAAGAAGTTGTGGTACTCTGACTTGTGGTGAAAGAAGTTGTCCAAGAAGTTGTGGTACTTTGACTTGTTCCTCGGCTAGTACTTCGTGATGCCAAAGCCTGAATATATCCCTCTTCAACGTAACTCTCATCAACATATGTTTGGTATGCAGTTGACCAAGAAGTTGTCCAAGATGTAGTTGTGCTTTGACTTGTGCCCCTACTTGTCGTGAAAGAAGTTGTCGTTGATTGGCTCGTTGTCCAACTTGTGGACGTAATCTGACTTGTACCTCTACTGGTTGTCCAAGAAGTTGTCGTTGCTTGGCTGGTTGTCCAAGTTGTAGTTGTTGCACGACTTGTATTCCACGATGTTGTCGTTGATTGGCTTGTATTCCAAGCTGTCGACCAAGAAACTGTGGTTGAACGGTTAGTTGTCCAAGATGTAGTTGTGCTTTGACTTGTGGACCAAGATGTAGTTGTACTTTGACTTGTTGACCATTGTGTTGTAGTACTTCTAGTGGTTGTTACTTCAGTATTCCAACTATAATCACCGCCAAACAAGGCAAGATTTATCATGCAAAATTGCCCAGATAAGAAATTAACATTGTTGACGAATCAACAACATAATAAGAAATTATGGATGTTGTGCCTGCTGCGGTTTGTTGTGCAATTGTCGCACCACCCAAAGGCGATTTCATTTCTGACGCTTTCGTAAATGACCAACCGCCAGTGCCGTTTTGTCTTAAAACAATAATTCCAGAACTACCAGTCTTGGTCGCTAAGTTACTTACGGTAAATGTTATATTTTTATCTAGTGTGATAATAAAATTATCATATGTCGCCAAGTCCAAATTTGTAGTTGTTGCTGGCGTAACTGTTTGTTGTACGGATATAAATCCGTTTGATTTAGTGTATCCACGAACTTCAACGTTGTTTGTGATTGTTTGTGGTCCAACAGGATTCAACTTAACTGTAGCATCATTCACAGATTTAACTGCCGAGGCACTGGCAATCAATGATGAACTTGTTGTTGTTGCACTGTCGGTAATCAGATTAGCAGTAAGAACTTTGGAATATGAAGTTGCAGAATCACTATTGAATACATCACGAATCTGCCAATTGTTCGCAGTAGCACTCCAACGAATATATGCGTTGGCATTAGAGTTGGAACTACCGTTATGACCCGCAACACCACCAGTTGTGTTACCTCTAAAAACACCGAAGTAACCAGCACCAGTAGTTGTAATAGGAGTGATCGAACTGACAGTCAAAATATCAGTGTCATAAACAATATCACCACTCAATACGAAATCGCCTGTAACTGTCAATTTACCACCAACAGTCACATCACCTGTACCTGCTGGAGTTTCTATTGATGGAGCAGTCACTGCACCGCCGAAATCTGCGCGGCCTGTAGTTCTAATTGTACCAGCACTAACCGCATTTGATGTATTAACGTTGCCGAAAGTACCATTTCCTGTTGCAACAATTGTGCCCTGTATAGCGGCATTAGTGTTGACCCTCAGATTCCAAATATTGGCAGTATCTGTAACTAAAATATTTAATGTATTTGCGTTTCCTGTGATACGTGCATTCGTAGCATTGATTGTTGTTGCTGTTGTTTCGCCGAATGTACCATTTGCAGTAATTCTAATATTTTCGCCAACAACGTTTGCCAAGACATGGGAAGCACTTACGTTATTCGTAATTCTTGCATTATCACCAACAACGTTTGCCGTGATATGAGATGCTGTAACGTTATTTGTAATTCTTGCATTATCGCCTACAACGTTTGCAGTAATATGAGATGCTGTAACGTTATTCGTAATTCTTGCATTATCAGCGACAATACTATTATTGGCATATAAATTGCCAGTAACAGTATTTGCAGTTACAACAATGGTATCGCCAATTTGTGCCCATGTTCCAACACGCAATGCACCTGTCTGTGTTGCGTTAGCTGTATATAAGTTTCCTGATGTTGTGTTGCCAGTAACATCTAAAGTTGTTCCTACTGTTGCGGATGTACCAATAGTAACTGATTTGCCGAACACACCAGTGTTCGATACTCCAAGATATCCGATATTAGCAGTACCAACTACAACAACATTAGAATTTACGGTTACGTTTGAAGTAACAATACTATTCTTAACAACAAGACTACCATTAGAAATTACGTTATTAGCAACATACAAACCTGTGCCTGTACCGTAAATGGAAGTTGTTCCACCGACACCTAAGTTACCTGTAGCACTTTCTTGTGCACCAAGACTAAGTTCTTTACCAATAATAACGGCAGTTGAAAATAGAGCAGTATTCGAAACTTGAAGTGCTGTACCAGTAGATGTGATAACTACGTTTGCGGTATCTTTAATGTTAAAGTTACCTGAGATTTTATCATAATCTCCTGTCTCTAATTGGTTAAGTTCGGCAGCTGCCAGGTTCGTCTGGATGCGCCATTCATCAACTGTATTGGTTCTTGTGATGTTTGAAATTGACATTATTCTTTACTCTGTTTCAACAATAGGGTTAATAGTGATTTAATTTCCTGCATATCTGACGATAAACTATCAACCTGAGATTTTAAGTTATTTATCTCATCATTCTTACCATTTATTCTTTGAGCCAACTTTTTTCTGGCTTCATTTTCAGCCAAAGCGGAACGCCCTGTCATTAACAAGGCTCCCGTTCTAGCATCTTTAACTAAATTGGTACCTTCAACTTTTAGATAATTTGTCATTCTGCTGGTGTAGCGATAATACGCAAATCTTTAACTGAAGGAACAATCGCAGGATCACTTGAAGTCAAAACAATCTTAATTGAGAATGTCTTGAATGTATTGTAAACAACACCAGTTGTTGATGTGTATGATGCCTGATTCAATGTTGCTGATGGACGATATTCATAATCACGGAACGAATCGTTCAATGATGGTGTGACTGTTGGATTAATACATACCATTTGTTGATATGGTCTATCCGCGAATGGAGTTCCATCAGTATCTGATAACAACTTGTAATATACTAGAACTTCAGAAACACCAGGCTTATTGGCACCCAAGAACACACGCAAATCACCTGCGTCATATCCGTCAGCCAATGTGATTGGCTTAGTGATGTAACGGGCTAAACATGGACCGCCAGATGAATCGTATTCACTGTTCAGTACAATAGTTGCCGGTGTTGTCGGATGTGTGTAATATGAAATATCAAAATCGTCTGTGTATCCAGAGCCAGTTGAAGAAACATAAACGCTTAGGACATTACCGTTTGCATCAACTTGCAAGTTTGCAGTGGCGCCAGTACCAGATGCGCTTGTGATAGTCACAACGTTACTGTTACTATATCCAGAACCAGGAACAACGATAGTGAAATCTTCGGTATTGATTTCTGCATTGTCGATAAAGTTTTCCCACGCATTTAAAAATAAACTTTCAACTGAAATGATAGGAGATACTGCATCGTTTGTTGTTGACATTCCAACATTGATTGTAAAGTCGTCTTGGGCGCCCAATTTCTTTCTACGATATCCAACGGCATACAAATCATCTGAAGCCATATTATATGTTTGTCCAGGAGAAATGGCACGATACGAAGATTCTTTTACACCACTTATTGTCTTAGTGGAAATAGAATGTGAAACGTTTGTTACAGAATCGGATGGAATAATCGAAGTTTCTAATAGACGGAATTTGTCCACATTAAATGTTGCACCTTGTGCCTCATTTTGTAGAACGAATGTCGCTGAAGTCGTAGGAAACTTGCAACGATTCAAACGGAACATCAAATCTTCATTCAAGAATGGAACAAATTCCATTGCGTTTTGTGATTTGTATAATGTGCCCATGAATGGTTGTTTATCAACATATTCTTTATTTGCGGTTGTTCCGCCTTTTTCGCCTTCCCAAACAACATAATCTGGAGAATCTGTAATAACAACCAGCGCATACAAACCAGGCTTCAAGAATACAGGAATATCAAATTTGAAATTGGTTTGCGTTGATGTGTCTGCCACACTTGGTGATTCAGAAACATTAATTTCAGATGGATATTTTACCACCACAGATTCTGGATACCAATAATCCGATGACGGTGCCGCATTCACGGTTGGGCGAATTTGAACTGTCACAGGAATGTTCTCGTCATCCTTAGACTTAAAGAATAAGTCCACGCTTTCCATAAATGTGCCATATGGATACACCTGTGGATCAACAAAGAATGTCTGTGCTAATGGATCAGGACGCCATTTATCCAATACGATTGATCCTGATACAGTAGAACTAATTAAACGATTTGTTGTTTGTGTTCCAACAACTTTAAAATCAACATCAACGTTTAACACAGTATCAACAAGTGTTGTTTTGTTTGCCGTCATTCCAGAAGAAACATATGTCTTATCTGAGAAAGAAATAGCATCCGCATCATATGTGTTGTTGAACGATTCTGTTGTACGGAAGTTTCTTTGACCTGAACGGAAAGTTGCTTTTGGCATATAGAATGCACCGCCAACTTGACCAAGTTTATTAGACTTGTTTGTGCCAATACTATATGCAACCAATCCTGTTGTCGTTGGTGTTCCAGACAGGGTTACTGTACGTGATGCTCCATCATAATCATTTATGGTAAATTGTTCACCGATACCCTCGGATGAACCAGATGCGTGAATAATACTGATGGTATTTCCGTTATAGTAATTATCTGTAGATGATGCATCGGATTGCAGAATAATTGATGTGGAGCTAATTCTACCAGCACCAGAACGATGGTCATTCACCGAGCTAACAGTAAAATAATTACCAGAATCTAAACCATAAACATATTTCGATGTGAGTGTTTTGCCTGTTTCGTTCACGATAGAAACGTTTGCTGAACCAGTTTCACTGACTACAACGAATGCTGGATCATATGATGTTCCGCCAGACAATAGACTTGCTAAGTTTGCTGCCAAATCGGAGATAGTATTTGCAATTAGGACACATTCTCCAGCAACTAATGTAGAAGTCGTATTCAAAGTAACTTTGTTAGGAACAATAATATATTTGTTGACTGCAACATCATCGAAGAAATTGTAGAACACTGTACTTGGACGCATTCCCTGTGAACTAAACAGAATTTGTTTAGGCTTCATGTATGGCTGAATTGCTAAATCTGTAACAAATGTGCCAACATCCACTTGTGATGATGATGTGCTAATTTGTTTTTGTTTTAACTCGGCGCCGGCAGTCAAATATGTATTATCATTAACAGGTGCAACATGACCCAAGTAACCACCGTCCAACTTTTCTACGGTAATTTTAGACTTGTCAGTGTCAGTTTCTCTTAATGTTTTATACCATTGAGCATCCGCCACTTGAGCAAAAGGACTATCTTTGTCCAAATTCCATGTAGGATTTTTATCAGAAACATATTTCAATGAACTGTTAATGAAGTTGAACGCTGTGTCCAATCCTTTGAGTGAATTCAAAGTAACTTTAGCTGTTGTTCCTGTGTCAACATCTCCTGTGAATTCTGGGTACAATTTAGTTGTACCTTTGAATGCGGCAAAAACTGCGTTAGCGATAGGTAAAGATTTAGTTGCGTATGGCTGTTTAGCGAATTCGGCAGATGTGTATGACAACATCATAACCTTCTTTGTGCCTGTTCCAGCGAACTTGAATGCTCCAGACGATGCTGAAAGATTAGGAATCATCTTGAAATCTGTACGCATCAATGATGCAGGATACAATTGGCCAGAAGAAATTAAGTTTCTATTATCATAGCCAACTTCTTCTTTTGTTGCTTGATTATCTTTAGAAGTGAAATTATCCACCAAGATACCGTACTTACTACGCTCTAGTCCGTTAGCGTCCAAAATTTTAGTTGATGCGGCATCCTTTTCCAATGTACTTAATGCAACATAGTATTCTAGTCCGCGAATTCTGTCCTCAAATGCATTAATATCTGCCATCGTATAACGACGGTGATTTTTGAAATCTGCACGAATATCTTTAACAGTTTCTGTATAAGCAGGAATAGTCAAAGTATAGATTAACATATCTCTACTATCGACCGGAGAAGCAATCGGTGAAACTGCTGACGAGCCGGTAATAATGGAGAATTCTTTTGAGGACTTAACTACAACTTGGTCAATACGTGACAAGTAGTAATTATATTTCAGATTGATTTGCTCCAATGGCTCTGGGTTCAATGCACCAGATAAATTCGTACCTGCAATAGCACGTGTAGGTCTAAAGTCGAATGAACCTCTGAGTGAAGTTAACTTGTTATCTTCAGCATTCGCAAATTTGGAAATATCTCCGTATGTGAAGTTCGATCCTGCTTGTAGGTATGAATCTACTGTGAATAGTCCATTACCACCAGTAGCTGGAGCGGCAATGTGGCTCAAGTACTTGTATTGAACATACACATGTCCTGTAGGAGCAGGATAACCGCGTTTCAATTTGATTGTTGCGTGGTCATAATGAGTTTTGCGATGACCATTATCAAAATCGTAACTGCTAGTGATGTTGTGTGCCGCAGAAGTAAGCATTGCGGTTGAAACGTTAGCAACAGAATTCTTCGAATCGTAAATACCAACAAGTTCATACACATCAGGAACTTGTAAACTTACCACTTTACCTGGCGTTCTTAAATCACGTAATGCTTGAAGATTGTCAAAGTTTGTTGCGCCGATAGATGTGAACACCGCACCAGCGGCACAATATGTAACTGCTCCAGCGGAGTTGGCTGCATCCAACACATCGCCAGTGTTAATTTCGTATGGAACTTTTGCGTGTAAGTCTGCACCACTTGTTAATGGAAGTAGTTGCTTACCACGTGTTGATCCTGTTGATGAATTATATGCATCATTGACTTTTGTTGTAATCAATAGGTCAACTTTGGCAGCTGCGGCACCAAGATTAATTTTAAATTGTGTCGAAGACACTGCCGTAACTGTATATAAATTATTTGCCAAACTTAGTGTAGTGTTAGCCACAATATTATAAGGAGCATTAGGAGTAGTATCACTACGCACAAAGCAAATAATATTATCTAAAATTTGAGAATCACTAATAACACCTGGAGTTCCAGAGAATGTGAAAGTATCTGTACCACCTGCGTTGATGATAATTTCTCCACCAGCATCAGTTGTTCTATTTGTATATGATTTTCTTGCGTAGAAGTCGAGTTTAGAAATCGTACTCTCTTTAATTGCCGCTGTCGGTGTTTCAAAAATCAGTGCTGTTCGTTTTGGTTCATTAATTGAAGCAAAACCTAATGCATCCTTTGAATCGGAATTAATGTTACCAGCAAACGCAAGAAATGTGCCATCACTACTGATAAGCGATTCTGCATTACTGAAATCAGATTCGATAGAAATTGTATTTGATGATGGAAGAAAAGGCAAGGCTGATGCCAAGTTCATAGTCAGTGTGTTAGAACTTAGAATTTGTATAGGAGCAACAGTCAGACCACCACCGTCAGTTATTCTAAAATACATGTTAGCGTATGCATTAGCGGCCAATGAACCATTGAATGCGGCAGGTATCTTAATTGTTGTTGAACTTGATCCTGTTGATGGAATTGTTCCTGTGATTGGTGAAGTGTTTGCACCAAATGTATTCACCTTGAACGAATGTGTTGTACCCAACAAACTGTTTGTTGCATCATTATAACGAATCATGTCGGCACGAACTGTACCAATCTTTGTTGAGTTATATTGCGCTAATGTTGCAACACTAACGTTTGTGTGTGGCACAGAGTGGATATCAAGTTGTGGGAATGTGGTGATATCCAATGTACCACGAACAGTATCTAAAACAACTGAACTTTCATAGTTTGTTGGAAGGTCATAATTGTTCGCTGTAGCAACTTGTCTAGCTCGGTCAATAGATATTTTTGTTGGAGAAATTGTTTCAAATTCGTAACCAGAAACGTATGCTTTACCTGGATCTAAAATAACATCGAACTTACCGTTGGCAGAATCACCTTCTTCCAAAGAGATAACGAATGGATCAACTGTGTAGTTGCCCGATTCATCGTGCGTACGGCGTGCCATAGTTTTTTCCAACTCGGCATATTCTGTATAATCAATTTCTTTAGTCTTTACATCCTCAACGATACGTACAATTTCGAAGAACGTTGAAGTATCTGAAGAATTTAATGTGCGCTTAGATAGTGATGTTGTAATTTGGAAACGATTGGCGCCAGGTGCTTGATAGTTAAATGCGCCTTGTGCTGGATCCAACAATGATGTATCATCAATTTCATCCAAAATAGTCTCAGTGAATTCGATACCAATCTTATATGATGGTTTGATGTTTACTGTGGATGTTCCTTGACCAAGGCGATAAAACAATTCGACAATTAAGAATTGTGGTGTAACCTTAACGAATTGACCCTTAAAGTAATAAACGCCCTCTTGCAGACTAGCAACAAATGAACCACCAACAGCATCGGCAGATTTTAGTTGCGCAAAAATGTTTGCGCCCATAACTTTAATCTCATCCGATTCAGAGAATACATCACCACTCAGATATTTTACAACCAATACAGGAGTGGTTGACGTTGTATCTACTGCGATAACTTTAGCACGAACAGTTTTTGTTGAGTTATATGCAATAATCGTTCTATCTAGAAAATCGGATGCAACAATATCGGTATTGTTATACTGACTTTCCAAAATAATATAATTTGCTTTCTTATCCAAAGAAATTTTACCACCAATGATAGGACTACCATTTTTAAAAATGTGGTTACCAAACTTTTCGATTTGATTCGATAAGATTGTTTGTAATTGTGTTAACTCACGTGCTTGTACCGAATAACCGGGACGGAACAAAACACGCATGAAGTTTTTATCTTCATCAAAATCATCGTAATATGGGTCGTAATTGAATAGAGTTGTCATTTATTTCTCGTTAAAAACTCAAGATGAAACGAATACGTTCCGTTTGGCTAGGGTCTCGCATAATTGGTAATTTATCTGATATGTATAAGATTTTTCCTGAGTACAAATCTATAGTAGGGTTTGTAACGGAATTAACAACACGAATGGCACCAGAATTATAACCTTTAATGGTTTGGTTTGTCGTGAGTGTTCCTCGTGTATTATTCAAATACAACAAGTTTTGAACCTCATCGAATGAAATAACATCGGCAGTAAATGTTGCATCATTATAATTTATTCCTTGATATACAGTTTCATCATTATTAAAATCTCCTACACCAGGAGATGTTTTAATTTTTGTGTACATCGTGTATGATGATGCTGTACCAAGTGTTGTAGTGCCTGCCGTGAAAGGATTTTGTAATAGAACAACTTCTCGGAAATCGTTATCTGTTGGCAAATTGCCAGCCTCAGACTGGTCATACTCCACGTTAAACATGATTGTGGTTGCGCCAAGTTCATATACAGGATCGTAACCATGACCATCATGTGGTGCAATAGAAATAGTAGCCGATGCACCAGTTCCAACTCCACCAGAAACGTCCGTGATGATTACATCCGCATATGTATATCCTGAGCCTCTGTTTTGAATTATTGCATTTCGGATGTGTCCTGAGGTCACATTCGCTTTTAATACTGCTCCTGAACCATCACCAACAACAGATAAAATTGCTTGTGCTGTGCCGTCGGTATAGTTATTTCCAGAATTGTTGATGCTGACAATATCAATAGAACCGCCAACTGCGGCCGCTCTTACAAACTTATTGAATGTAACCGGCAACCAATCGTCAGTTAAGAATTTTTGTTTTTGTGATGATGTTAGTGTGTAAAGATATTTCCACTTATAATCATCGGAAGTGTCAACATATGGTTCTTCCAGGGATGTTGTAGATAAAGTTAGTTGTGGCTCATCGGTTGATGTTGTTCCCACAGCAGAGTTTGCAAGACACTTGAACACCTGGTCTTTGCTGTTTAGTACATAAAAATTGGAATTTGCCAAATATGTATTATATACTGTACCAGATTTCCAGTTTACTCTAGGTGCAACAAGTGATGCATTTTCTAAAGAAATTTGTTTGGCAAAAATTCCATGTCTATAATAGTTATTGATGTTGGAATCATCTTCCAACGGAATTCCTGCCACTTCAGTCCCTGTATTCCAACGGAGATGTTTACCTATAAACGCATAAACATACGATTTTTTCGCCGCAGGAAGATATGTGTTCGCTCCTAAGTCTAGCAGATTATAAATCTGTTTTGCCAAAAGAATTTTTAAATTTTTTGTGATTAATGCTGACATAGTTCTATTTATCTAACTTTTTGGATGTTTGCGGTTAGGTTTCTACCATTTGCCTTCATTCTCGATATAACAATTACAGTATTTGCATTTACAGAATTTGCAGTTACTGCATCGGAATAAACAACGTTGATATTCGCCGATGTTGATGTAACATTGATTGTTGTATTCAAAATGGCAAAATGTGAGTTCGTTACAGATTTAATTGTTGTGGTATTTCCCGTTGACAGATAAATTGTATCTCCATCCTGGAAATCATTGATAAAGTTAACACTATTGGCATCGCCGAACAACACATTCGAACCGGACACCACGTTAACAGTATTCGACAATCTCTTATGGACATTACTCAAAATAATCACATCACCAACATTAATTTGTGCTACCAAGTTGGCGGTCACGTTTGTCGAAACAATTGTATTGCTGTTATATGCAATATTAAATGTGTCTGTCAACGCATTTGTTGATACCAAAATTGTATTATTACTTTGTGTAATTGTGATGTTATTATCATCCACTTTAGTAATAAATGTCTTCGTTCCCATTGGATGAACAATATCATTCAATGGTGCTTTAAACTTAACATAATCTGTTTTGGAATTAATTACGTAAGAGAAATTGTGATATTTGTTTCCATCCTGCAATTTCTTATCTGCACTAATTTGTCCGTCAGTATTCAAATATATGCCAGGATAACGTATCAAACCATTTTCGAATGTCGCAGTGGCTTTGGCTTTACCGTCTCCATAGAATGTATTTGATGTTACATTTGCGGTAACTGCACCGTCATCGGAAATAATTATTGTGCTGGAATCCAGAGTTCCTTTATAGTCGAAGATTCGTATCTCTTTCGTTGAAGGATCATAGTTGTCCACTTTAGCACTGAAAGTAGTATTTGTGTTGGACGAACCTTGATAAATCAGAGTATTTGAAACGAACAATTGTCCTTCAGTTACGTTCGCAAGTACCAAATCTGCATTTCTCAAAGAAATGGTTGGTGCAGAAACATAATCGTAACCATAACTAATGATGCGCAATTTAGAGATTGCACCAATTCTGGATGTTGTCAAATCAAAACTTTCGCCATCACCAGTTATCTCAGTGACAGTCAATACAGCATTCGCTCCAGAAACTGTGTTGACTGTAATCACGGGCAATAATGTTGACTTATAACCTTCGCCACCAATAACATAGTCGGCGGTTTGGTTGAATGTTACAGCTTTGATTCCATTATTTGAAGAATGAACTTCTGTGATTTTTGCGTTTGCTCCATATCCACGCTCAGTATTAAATACCAAATACTGTCCCACAGCATAACCATCTCCAGGATTATTGATTGCAATTCTTCCCAGTGATCCGAGATTTTTAACATCTCTTCTTAAAATTTTGTATAAAGATACACCAGTAATATCGTTAGAGAATCCCTGTGTGAAAGTTACTTTATCTGTTGTAATTTCAGAAACGATCCTAGTTGCCTCAAATCTATTCTTCAAGTAAATTCTTACCAAATCACCAACTTCAAAATACACTCCCAAATCAACAACGGAACTCAAAATATAATTTGTGTCCTTCATGATACTAAATGTTGATCCTATTGTTCCAACCAAAACATCAGGATCAGCTTCGTTATAAAAACTAAACACATCGGTAGAAGGCTTAGTTCTATAACCACCACCACTACCCGTCAATGTTACCGCAGAAATAGGATAAACATTGAATGATTGAAAACTTGTGATAGTATTAATAACGTTCGCATTAATACTGGCAATAGTTTTGGACATTAAAGATTCTAGTGTGGTAGATGCCACATTCATTGTTCTATATGTAATAGTATCCACTAATCCAATTTCAGCAGTGGCCTCTGTACCTAAAGTTGCGGCATCAAATCCTCCAATGAAACGGAAAATAGATGAATTTGCGAATTGAACAGGATCTCTGAAACCAAAACCACCATTCGTAACAATTACATCGGTCACACCACCCTTTGTCGTTTCGCCAACATATGCTACAGCGCCAACAGGATTCGATGCATCCGGATTCAAACCGCCAACTAATGTCACAGGATCACCATCATAATCGGTGTCAGCATCATATGCATTATAATATAATCCTCTGTTCTTAGGATCAATATTAATCTCAGACAAAGAACCAATCAAACGTCCTGATACAGTAACATTTAATCCTGTAGTAGCATCAGTATAAGTTGACGACACGGTTTCGCCAGTGGCGAACAATCTTTGAATGTTTGAAATGTAAACTTCGGTATATGTAATACCCAACTGTCGATCCACGGATTGAATAACTTTTTCAACTATAGCAGTCGCTTTAGATGTTTGGCCAGTCAATAATGTTTTTTCAATATTGAAAATATTATTATCTGTAGTGTCAATACGTAATGCTAGAGGAAGAACCCATTTACCATCGGATGTTTTAAGAATATCATCTTTTGGATAATAAATGTCAATGTTCTCATTGAACAAAGCACGGAATAAAAACTTAACAGAATCTTGTGTGCCGTTTGAACGATAGAATTGTGTTACCAGTTTTAAGAATAGTTGCTTATCTGCCACAATATCTTGTGGAAAATATGGCATCAAATCTTGTTTTAATTTTTCAATATAGAATGCATCAGCGGTGTCAATATCCAATGAATTGCGTAAAGCATCAATTTCATATGAAATTTGATTGTTTGTTTCCAACCATTCATAATACTTCTCTAAGAAGGTTACGAATATAGGATAATCGTCCCTAACAAATGAAGGTAACTGATTCTTTACAATTGCGGAAGTAAGAAGTTTTTCCATTAAATTTGTGTAGTCTTAACGATAATACTTGTAGGATCAGTTGCATCAAGTACCAGCATCTTGTTTAATTTCGATTGAATAATATTAATTGTTGGTCTCATATGAATCATAATGTCACCAAAGTCGTTATTCACATCTGTTGGCGAAAAATCATTAATGTAAATTTTACCTAGAATATAATCAATTGTTCCGGCAACACCATTATTTTTGGCTTGATTGATAATAACTTTTGTACTTTGGCTGCTGACTTCATCTGTCTTAAAATATGCGATACGAATTTGTCCATATCTACCTTCCAAGACCGCTTTTGCTTCGGCTAATGTGCCGCCGCCAATAATTCGCACAGCCGCCGTTGTATAACCAATACCAGGTGTTAATACATCAACACTTGATAATTTGCCGTTGACAATATTGGCAACTGCCGTAGCACCAGAACCATCACCAATAATTTCGACCGTAGGCGTTGTTGTGTAATTATAACCAGGATTAATTACAGAGATTGATTCGATACCAGAATATGAAGATGGAATTTCTTCAAAGAAACATTGGCGTGAAACACCATTCTCATCCGTCATTGTGAAGTCTGGTGATGAATAGAAGTTGTCGTTTGTTGTGCCCTTAATGAGTTCAAAACCATAATCAAGAATATAGTTATCTGAAGTTCCTAGGTTAGGTCTAAATTTCTTAGCAACAAATAACTCAATTTCATTAGAAACAATTGAGTTACTATAGTTATCTACCGAAGTCTCTAAGCCGGAATATTTGAAATACGAATTAAATTTATTCAAGTTTGATTCACAATAATCAGTTATTACAGTTTTAATTGCACTGACCATATCAGAATCTGATAGAGTTGTTTTTACCTTGTCATAAAAAACTGTAGATTCAATTTTCAAATAGTTATAGTCAATATCCACAATTTCTGGAGTAATAGTCAACATACTCATAGGCTTGAGAATATTTTGTTTCACATATTCTTTTTCAGTTTGTGTGATTTCGAAACCAAGTTTAGGTTTTGCGGACACAAACACTTTACCGAAAACTGGAGGATCCTGCTCTTCACCACCCCAAACGTTAACAGATTCGAATGATGGATATTTTTGTTGAATCAAACGGATATAATCATTCTTTGTAACGGCACGATTCTGTGATAGCAAAGAAAGAGGAGCCGCATATTTAATCTCATCCACAGATTCTCTATCTGTTCCACCATATGCACCAACTAAAGGATTAACTGTTATATTCGTAAAGCCACCCAGTGATGTTGTTGCGATGAAGTTGTTTGCTTTATTTGCTAGTGTTGCACTTGTCGTAATATAATTTGTCGTAACAACTGAGCCATCTTGTAAAGACTTGCCAATAACACCGTCTCCGAAGTAGATTTCATAATTACCATTTGTGGCTTCTTGGAGAAAATACACTTCAGAAGTGGATGTTATATTGATTGCATCAACAGCCTTTAGGAATGTTGTTGTATTTGTACTAGATGGTGATGGACGAACAACCACTTCTAATGTAGTCGTATCAATATTTCCATCAGGAATGGTGAATATTCTTTTTGGATTCGATGACTGATTGTAATTGAATTGATATCCAACATACTTACCTTCATAAATCATAACGTTGGAGAACGTGAAACGTGTCCCAACTTTATTAGATGTATATGATTCCTTTGTGACAAATGTATATGCTCTATTGTCAATTTGATTCGATAGGAATGTATATCCCTTAGGAATAGTTAATGATCCTGGAGTTGAGTTTCCAGTTTCAATTACGACATTAACTATTGCTATTGGAGCAATAGATGAACGTGGAGTATAACCCATAGTTTTTGCATGAGACACCACAGAATTTCTTAGCATGGCAGTTTCTAAGAAAGATTCGTTGGCTACCATGTTTAGGTAATATGCATTATAATGAGTATTATATGCAAGTACGTCCAACAACACATTCAGACCGGCACCCTCAAAGTCATAGTCTTGGAATTCGGTTTGTTGTTTTAGGAATGTTTTTAAGTTGGATTTGATCTGGTCAAAATCCAACTCGGTTACGTTTAGACGGTCAGCCATTTTATCTTGCTCGTTCTAAGAAAAATTGTATTGAAATTGGTGTTGTTTGATTTATGATATAGAAATACATGCTAACTGAGAATGCATTATTATCAAAATCTGGAGATACTGTGAGTGATTCTATACGAACCCTAGGCTCAAAGTTGTTTAATGTTTGAACAATCTCACGCTCAATAGCGGATGCAGTGATGTTATCCATGTTTTCAAACAGTAATCTGCGAACATTACAGCCAATCTCAGGCTGAAATGGACGCTCGTAATGATTTGTCAGAATCAAATTTTTGATGGAATTCACCACCGCCATGGAATCCACAGTCTTGTTGATATCCTTTTTAATAGGATGGATTGTAAAATTCAAATCTAAATCTGAAAATTTTCTTACTATGTTTGATGTGATTGTTGCCATTTACTATTTATTATGTATTTGCCAAGTTATTTACCAAAGTTTCTGTTCCAATAAAATTATTTACAAGATACATCTGTGTGTTTCCTAGATTATTAAATCTCTGTAAAACCAAGTAATCATTGATAACATTAAAAGAATTTTCATAAAAATTCCAGTCATGTGTTCTTCGGCCAGCAATTAATGAATTTGCTGTCTGGATATGTGCAATTATTTGGTTTACTTGGGTTGATCCCAAAACACAATTTCCGTTTACGGCAATAGAAGCATTCAATGTGATTCTGTCGTTATGAATCGTGGTATTATTTGCGGACAATTCTGTTCCTATGAAAAGGCTTGTGAATGATCCCAACAAAGGAGTGGTGTTTGAAACATTATCCGTAGCGTTAGTCAGTCTCAATATCTGTTGACCAATGGATACTGCCAAATCATAACTGGGAATGGATGCACTATTGGATGAAGAAGATTCTCCTATTCCAGCAATATTATCCGTATGAGATTTGAATGCATCCAATTCAATCATATAGTTTTTACATGCTGTCGCTAATATTACCGACTCTGATTCGGCATAAGGAAAAGTTGTTTCCGGATTAACCTCAGACATTCTGGCAATGGTGTTAATCAATGTAACATTTGCAGTTAATGTTACACAAACACCAGCATGAGGATTTTTCAAGTATGTATTTTTATTTACTGATCCTGATCCTAATGCTGTTTCTTGCCAAGCTGGCAGTGTGACCGGCGCCGCATTCAAAGATGCAATAGCACCGGCAGTCAAATATTGACCTGAACCAAATTTATTGGTATCAAAGTTGAATCCTAATCTGCCAAATACGCTACTCATAATATCTCCGTTAAGTGTCGCATATTTATTACATCAATGGTATGGGTGGTCCAGTTGGACCTTTTGGCGTTGGGTGAATATGCACATCATATATTATTCTATCTTCTACCATACTACGAACAATATCTTTCACCATTAAACCTGAAATGTAACCTGGCACAGGCATTAAAGCGACAGGAGAACCAGCACTGATCCAACCTGGAGTTACAAAACCAAGATTAGCATAACTCTGTAAACCTGCTGTGATGTTCTTAACTGCCGTGATACTCTGTGATGAACTAATCGTACCACGAACGTTCACATCCGAATTAATATCAACACTTGTTGCGCCAAGAGTAACTGTGCCAGAAGCATTAATATCCATATCACCATCAGAATGAATTTCTGCGTTTCCGTGAACTGCTTGTATAGAATCACCTTTTATTTCCTGATTGCAGTTACCTTCAATCTTGGCATACATATCACCTTTAACGTTAATTACGGAATTCCCTTCTACGGTGATGTTGCACATACCTTTGATATAAACATTATTATCATCCATGATAATTTCATAGTTTTTACCTAGGACTTTATTAATTCGTTTTCCATCTGCCTGCACTTCGGTGAATGTGCCTGTTCTATGTTGTAAACGAATTCGTTCCGCACCAGGAGTATCGTCCATCTCCATAAAATGACCAGATTCAGTCTGCGTCACATTATTATATGGATATACTGCGGCGTAATCCGATTTCGGTTCTGTCCATGAACTATCCATTATTTTTCCTTATGCTAGTGTTCCAAGATTGGATTCAACTGCTGTAGTATTTTCAGTAACTTGTAATGCAGTCGTAACTTGGTTGATTGCATCAGTCTTCGCTGTTGTGGTTGCAGACTCCAGAGTTTTCAGAGTATCTGTATAAGAGGTCAAATCTTTTGTTGCTTGAGACAAACATTCGGCATACAACTTTTGTAATTCTGCCGGTAATTTATTGATATAGTCTATCAAATCTTGTAGATACTTAATATAAGCCTTGACCGCAGCAATCTCGTCCGTGATTTTCTTCAACTCTTTTCTCAATGTATCAAGTTTAGCCTTAATCATTTTTGCCTGTTGTGTAATTCCTTCGGAAGAAGGATTAAGAGATAAACCATCAAATAACGATTCTATTGCTATTCTAATTGTTGAAATTAATCCTGAAACTTTAGATTTCAATGATGCTATACCCAAATCCATTTCAGCAACAATATCACACACATGAATTAAATTTTGATCGGACACAGAAATGCCGGTGTTTTCCTTATTACCTCGTCCCAGTGCTGGTATACTTGGTTTGTTTTGTTCTTCAAGTACAACACCTTCGATGGGCTTTGGACCAGCATCAACTTGCTCTTGTGTTCTAACATCAACGAATCCTCTATTATTGGATTCTGTCAAATTGCTTTTTAATGTATTAACTTGTTTTTGTAAATTCTTTACGACTTTTTTCTGTGTTTCAATCTGCGACACGGACGTTGGAACATACTGATTCATTTCAGCAACAATATTATTTTTCTGCGTCTGTAAATCCGAAACAATCTTTTCTTGTCTTAATAGATTCTCAACAATACTCGCTTTGGCATATGATGATGCCGAATCATATTGTGCTTGAACACGATTCTTAATAATTGTGGCGCTTGCCAAATTAACATCAATAATATCTAATTTGGTTTTAAGAGAATTGTATTTTTGTGTTCTTAATGAGACATTCGTGGATGAAGTCATCACATCCAATTTTTTTGTCTCCGCGGCTAATTGTGCCTCCAGAACTGCCAAGTTGGAAGATCCGGTTGTGGCAACTTTAGGCTTTTCAGATAATACTCCAGGAACAACACCTGTGATTATAGGCTGTTGTCCAGCATTTCCGTCCATGAAAAAACCATGTACCCATTCACCCTCTTTAGGTAAGGAGATAGTACGTGAATTATTCGTAGGCAATAATATTTGTGCCCAAGGTAAATCTTCAGTTGGAAGAGAAATTCTATCCTCATCGTGCCAACCAATAACACGAACACGAACACGGCCTAATTTGGCAGGATCATCACGACCTTCAACAACACCCATGAACCAGACGTATTCATTCTTTCCGGCAAAATCATTAGTTCTTATCATTTATTTTCCAAAATTATTAGAATCTGTGGCAACTTCTAATATAGTCTCATGTTTATCACTTCTAATAATGTGACGAACATTAGTAATTATGTATTTGCCATATAGTGTGCCGTCGCCATTATTAGCATCACTATCAATGTTAAATTGTTGAGGAAAATCCAAAAATACCAAACTACCAGAATATAAACCGAAATTTCCAGGCATAGTTATTCTGACTTTCTTCTGCATCAAATTGTGAAATATGGCACGTCTTTGTAAAATGTAATTATGCACATCATCCACAATATTAGATGTTTTCGAATCTGAAGTTTTCAAATATGAGTTTGTCAGTCTAGGTAATTGAAAAGGATAAACCGTAATACGAGAATCATACATCTCGCTTGCTTTATTATTATCTTTATTTAAAATGTCTGCGTCAATGGGATTCTTATTTGCATGGTTCGATAACTTATACAAATCGTTAAAGCCAATATTTTTAACTTGGATTGTTCTAGTTAATGTGTCATATCCAATAAACTTACCCGCATATACACCCGATTTAATATTACCGGCAGCATCAAATTGGGAAACGATTCTAAAATCTCTTGCTCCCATAGTTTCTTCTATTGCATCATCTAAAATATTCTTAGCGCCGAACGTAATTCGATTTACTGCATCATAAGAAAATAACTGAGAAACAGACATAAAATTATATCCCAGCTGTGTTTGCCAGAAAAGATAATCCGGTACACCTTGGGAACTGCTGGCACGTTTTGTTACATATTCGATAGCATCAAAAGGAGACAAGTTGGGAATAAGAATTTCGTGTATACCTTCAGTGTCGGAAATATTTCCAATCTGATACAATTCATTATTGATTCCCAAATAGTCTCTGAGTATACTCCTAACAATATCGGAATAAGTTCCTTTCAAAACCTTACGAATTTTCTTTTGTTGAGACAACATAAATTCTTCTGCAACAAAATGTAATGTGTAGATTTCAGTATTTTGGTTTACTTGTTTTCTATCAGTCTGCTTGTATATGATAAACGTTTTGGATAGCGTAACACCTGAACGGTCACTATCAGAATCTTTCATAATATTCATGGAAATCTTTTGGCTTCCATTAAAATTAATCCTAGCTGAGAGACCTGTAGCATCACGCAACACAATACTTCCTGACATACAAGGAAACATAACATTTTCATAGATGTTAATCTCCTCATAAATTGGTCTAATATCCAACTTATAAGTGTCGCCAATAACGATTGATAAGTCTTTTATCTCAAATTGTGTCGATTGTAATACTGACATTATTCAAACACTTTTCTAAATTCTTCCGTAATTGCTGTAACATATTCAGGCTTCAGAATCTTGATTATTCGTTTATCATCATTTATATCCATCTCATAATCATAATATGTTTTACTGTCTTTTGTCGTTTTAATAGTTACGGTAGAACCATCTTGTAAGGTGTATGATTCATTGGTATTGGTCAACGCAACATATGTGTTAGAATCTATTTGAATTTTATCCACAGTAACATCACTGGTAATGTTATTTGTTTGTGTTATAATTTTATAATATGATTGTACATTTTGTTGTGACCACTCTAATCCAGTTTCTCCCCCTGCTACGTTGGCGGAAGCTGTGTATTTCATATCAATGATATTGATTAAACTTCTTTCATCGACAGGCCAATCAATCAGAGGATTAAAAATATTATTCATCAAAAGAATAATCCAATGCTTTTCTGCGGATCCATAAATTTTGTGTGACAAAACCTCAGGTGATTCTCCGTCTATTACTGCGTATTTGTAATATATCGAAGTGTTGTTTACAAAATCGTCAGACAGAGTAAAGTGTGATAGTAAATTTGTTCCTACAACAACATTATCATTATTTGAACTAGCAAAATAGTATGTTTGTGGAAAATAATTGAAATACTTTGCCATATTATTTTCCTTTTACGCCAGGCATCTCAGATTGAAAATTTGACCATGCGCCTTGTTCTACAAAATTATCCTTAGTCAAAATTTCTGTCTCCTTGAATTGTAATCCAACTCTAAACGCAACAGGTGCACCTGTTCGACCTTTTGTAGGAGAACTTTCTCCAGGAACTTCATAAGCGGCAAAACCATTTGGCGCATAATCTATATCCAGTGTTTCTAAAACGCAAGTCGATAGTGCAGGAATGTTTCTGTTAATTCTACCATTGTAGTAAAACTTAATATCAAATTCAGAAGGAGGAATCAAAAAGAATGAACCAAGATTTGGTCTGAGTTCAGGCGCTTGATGAAACTTCAACTTTTGTAGAATGTCATAAACTTCTTTTCCTTCCTTTTCACTTCTAGGATAAAACATGAAGTCAAAACGGAATGTACGGAATGAAGGTGTAGTG